CTGCCCGCTAATGATGGCGGTTGCGAAATGCGGCTGACTGACAATCTGTGTTATATCCACAAGGTTTATGGTTACGAAGAAAAGCCGCAAATGTGTAAAGGTTATATGTGTAAGGATTAGTATGGAAAATGAAAAAGTGCGGTTAAATCAGAATGCCCCTGTTGATATTAGCGAGTGGTCGAGTGAACGACTCGCACTGCTCATCGAGGAGCAATATCAGACTATTATGCGGGCGCAGGGGAATATCGTTTTGATAAAAGCGATATTAGTCGAGAGGTCAAATATTAAGCCGGAAGATAAAAAATGATAGTATCAATTAATTACATAACCGGATTGACTTTACTTGCAATCAGGCGAGACGCTGACGGCCAGATACTTCTTAACGATACCTATGAGGCATTTGGCACTAACAATCATACGATGGCCGATTATGCGGAAGTTATGACCGATGACGGTAGCGGAAGATATACCAAAGAATGCTTTGAAAACGACCCTGACAACACTTCTGGCGACGTTACGATATATCTTCAGGCGGATGCGCAGCCGGAAAACGGAGACTTTGATTATATCATTGGTTCAGAGTCTTTGTCTTTACAAGTTATTCAGACTACCGCGCAGGCGCAGTTGTATATTTATCCCAACCTTGAAGGAGATGGGCGTTAGATGGTGGTTATTAACAAACAGACCATACAGGATATGATTGCCTACGATGCGGCAACATGGGCGGATATAAAGAAGATAAAACTTCAGACTGGATTATGGTCTGCCGTTAATCGTGAATATCTCATTGAACCGATGCAGTCTGAAGCGCCGAAGATATGCTATATGAAGGCGACTGGCGGGGGTTTTTCTGAAACTGAAATACTCAAGAGCATTCACGGAATGATTTACGGCAAATATCCACAGGGTGTTTTGTACATGTTTCCGACAAATAATGATGTTTCAGATTTTTCAAAATCAAGGTTCAATCCTTTGATTGCTGCGAATAAAGAAGCGATAGGAAAGTACATTAAATCCGCCGGAAAAGGCACTGACTCTACAACCTTGAAGAAAGTCGGCAGTTCATTTTTATATTTACGTGGTGCGAGACTTGTTCCTTCAGATGAAGGCGCTGGTGCAAAGGAATCTACAAAGCTGATGGGTATTCAGGTTGATAGATTTGTTGCCGATGAAACCGACCCGATGGATAGTGATGCCATTGCAAAGGCAAGGGGCAGAATGGGTTCTGCCGCAGTCGATGGAGTCAAAGGTCGTACTGAAGAAGTTTATGTTGCTAATCCCTCTGATGAGGACAGGGGCATACACATATTTTGGCAGAAGTCAGACCAGAGATATTGGTGGAATCAATGCGATTGCGGGGCTTGGACTTGTGCTATTAAGTCGTTTCCCGACTGTGTGAAGTTGAAATCTGACGGGACTGGATATATCGCCTGCGATAAATGCGGGAAAGAGATTGAGAACCGCACAAAAGGCAGGTGGATTGCTGATTTTCCGAGTATTAAGGATTTAGTCGGATACCACTGGTCTCATTTGAACTCGGCGTATCACGATCCTGCAAGGATATTGAGAGATTATACGAATCCGCCGGAGGGCAATCTTGGAGATGTTTACAGATTAGATTTGGGACTTCCATATTCGGCAAGGGAGGATAAACTCCGAAAATCCGATGTTCTGGCGAATTGCAGTTACGATTTAATGCCGGAATCATTTGTAGGCCCTTGCGCAATGGGCGTAGATATAGGTAAGACAAAGCACGTTGTAATTGGCATACGAACCGGTAACGACAGATATGAGATATTGAAGATAGTACAGGTTCAGACTTTCAACCAGATACACGACCTTGCCCGCAGATATGGCGTAAAATCGGCGGTTATAGACATTAGACCTTACGAAGATGAGGCCAGAAACTTTCAAAAACAGGAGAATTACAAGATTTTCCTGTGTGAATATACCGATAGTCCTTTGCAGGAGGCCGATTTCAATGACAATAATGGCATTGTAAAGACTTATCGCACTGGCATTTTAGACCAGACTCATAGACTAATGTTAAACGGCCAGATTAAACTACCTCGCCAGAATCCGGTTGTTGAGGAATTTACTCGGCAATACTGTAATACGGCCAAATCGAAGGAAACGAATAAGAAAACCGGACAGATTATATATCGTTACAACCAGACTGGGACTGGTGAGGACCATTACAGGCACGCAACCGGTTATTTCGTTCTGGCAGCTCACCGGTGCAGGACAACAAGTGCAAAGTCAGTGTATAACGAAAGAAGTCATCAGAAATTTGCAAAACACGAAACCGTGAAATTGTGATTGACATTATAAGTAAAGCTTATATAGTTGATTATTAGAATTAAAAACGCATTGCGTTATAAGGAGTATTTATAATGGGAGGTACACCGCCAAAACCTAGAGTTCCGCCGCCGCAGCCGGTTCCGATACCTGACAAGGAAGGATTGACCGCAGATTTTGCAGAAATACAGAGAAGGCGGCAGAGTAGTTCACGAAAAACGGTTCTTGCCGGAAATCTTGAACCTACAAGCAGGGGACTAAAAACCATGTTAGGATAAGGTAAAATTATGTCTGACAATAGAGCAGAACAAATAATCCAAATGCAGCAGCAAGAGGAGGCGAAGGCGTCAAACTTTCGCAACCTTTATCAGCAAGTTGCCGATTTGATATTGCCAAGAGAAAACCAGATAACAGGCCAGAGAACTCCGGGCGAGGATAAGTCTCTTTTGATACGAGACCCGACCGCACTAATGGATTTGGACGATATGGTTTCCGGTTTTGTCAATGTGTTCTTTCCTGCCGAACAACTTCCGTTTAGTTTCATTCCGGACAACGTTGCTTTTCGCAATATTGATAAATTCCAGAAATATCTAACGATGTGTTCGGAGATAACTTATCAGAAGATGATGTCTTCTAATTTCATGCTTCAGCTTCACGAAACGCTATCTTCCAATATAGGGCTTGGAACTGCCTGCATGTTCTCGGAGTGGAATAATAAAATACTTGGATTGAATTTTAAAGACTGGGATATATCGCATTTTACATTCAAGCAGGATTGCAGAGGTTTTCCGGATACCACGATATTAAAATTCTCTCTTACTGCTCGGCAGGCCGTTGACTTATTTGGGGACAATGCGGGCAAGGAAGTTTTGAAGGCGGTGAATGAGTTAAAGAACGAAAGCAAGATATTTGACTTTATTCATCTTGTAAGGCCGAGAATAAAAAGAAATGTTATGCTCGTTGATAATATCAATATGCCTTTTGAGTCATTATACGTAAATATCAAGGAAAAAAATATAATTGAGGAAGGCGGATACGAGGAAAATCCATATCATATTCCTCGCTGGAAAAAATCATCTTTTGAAAAGTGGGGAAGGGGGCAAGGTACGGCAGTCTTGAGTACGGTCAAAGAACTTCAGCAAATGCACAAAGACCTGCTTGAAATGGGTAACAGATATGCTGGACACATGCCACTTGAAGTTGTAGATGCAAACGTAGAAGGCGAAGTTGATTTGTCGCCGGATGCAATAAATCACGTTACAGAGAGATATTCGATAAATCCCGTTCAGGCAAATGCACTCGGCAGTTTTCCGTACACAAAAGAAATATTCGAGATGCAGCGGGATATAATCCACAGGGCATTTTTCCGAGACGTATTTGCCCCGCTTGCCGACTTACCTGGCGACCGCCGCACTCGTCTTGAGATTATCGAGAGAGTTAAACAGGCGATGAAGCGGCTTTCTGGCCCTGTATATCGTCTTCAGTCTGAACTATTCAATCCGGTGATAACTCGCAGTATGCTGTTATTGATAAGAAATGGGGCTATACCGAGTCCGGAAGAGGCTGGAGTGCCTGAACTTGCCGGAAAAGGATTTGGTATAGAATACACTGGGGAATTAGCTTTGGCTTTGCGAGACCAGCAGGCGCGTGCTTTTCAGCAATTTGCGGCATTTACGGCACAGGCAGATGCCATATTTCCAGAAGAGAAGCCGTCTGACAATATCAATGCAGACAAGGCTATCAGACGTCAGGCTCGGTCTTTCGGCGTGAACGAAGACGATTTGTCCACAGAAGAAGAGGTTTTAGCTAAGAGAGACCGCAGAATGAAAATGATACAGTCGCAGATGGCTATGCAGGCGGCTCAAACGGCAGGGCAGGCTTACGGAAATGTAACGAAGAAGCCGGAAGAAGGCAGTCCGGCGGGAAATCTAATGGGAGTCGGAAAATGAAAAAACAAGAAACGTCAAAAGACTGGCTTACAGTTTTCCGGTGGCTGCTGTGGATAGTTTTGGTGTTATTGTTATGTCAAGGAATAATCAAAATGGTTAGTAGGATATAATAATGCCACTCACCGCAATGGAAAAGGCCACACCCGCCGATTACAGGGCGATATTTTTGGATACCGATGCCGGAAAGAAGGTTCTTGACGACTTATCCGGCTATTGTTACGAAAACAGAAATACCTTTGCCGAAGGCAGACCTGACATTGCGAATAAAAATTGTGGCAAGCGTGCCGTAATATTGTATATACGGTCAAGACTGGAAACGGTAACTGCCGAGAAACAGGACTCGGCTAAAAATGAAATGGATTTTTAGAAAGGAATAATTGTTATGCCAGAAGCAGAAGGAAACTCTACGACCCAGGCCGCAGTTGCGGTAGGAGACTCGCAGACCCAGACGGCGGAATTGTCAAAGTACATTGACGAAGATGGGAACTTACTCGAAGGCTGGAAGGAAGGATTAGTACCGGAGGATTTAAGGGAATCTTCCGTGTACGATAAGTTGCCGGATTTGAAAAGTACCTTCCGGCAACTTGGGGTTCTTGATAAACTTGTCGGCAGGAAGGGTGTTGTACTTCCTACCGATAAATCCTCTCCGAGTGAGATAGAGGAGTTTCATAAGGCGATTGGTGTTCCGGCGGAAATAAAAGGTTACAAACTACAAGCACCTAAAGGACTTGAAGAGTTTTATGATGAAAACCAAGCCACGGAAGCAAAAACCATTTTCAAACAAATCGGCCTTACGCAAAAACAGGCTGAAGCATTATGGAATTTCGAGGCCAAGCGAATTGCTGAAGGCAATAAAGACCTTATGGCAAATCCTATGCCGATTTATCAGAGGATACTTCCGCTTGTAATGGAGAGGCAGAAGGTTGAAAGCGAGAAGGTTTTGCGGGGAAAATGGGGCGAAGCATACGATTCCCGCCTTCATTTGGCAAATAGAGTAGTTAATGATTTCGTAAATGGTGACGATAGACAGTCTATATTAGAGCGAATCGGAAATGACCCGCTGATTGCCGACTTATTCTCCGAGATAGGAAGCAGACTTTCCGAACATGGTGATAAAACCACAGGTTCGGAAGTAGTAGGTCCTATGACTCCGGCGCAGGCGAAGTCGAGGATAAACGAGATTGAGGCGATGCCTGGATTCATTTTAGCGGACAAGGACGGCAAGATGATGAAAAATGACGGCAGGATAGAGTTGTTTAAAGAGCTGTCTGAAGAAAGAGATAAATTGTACCGCGTTATGAATATTAACAAAAAATGAAAAACGAAGAAGAAATAAAGAACAAGATTATTGATGGTTATCGTCGTGGGGTATGCGATGAAAACGGCAAGACCATACCACGAGATAAGAGAGGACGTTCAGGAAAAGGTAGTCACTTTATAGCCGTTCAGAGACCGTCTTTGATGACGCCTGACGAAGTTATAGATAGAATGATACGTAACAAGGTTATTTCGCCGAAACCTCTGAAATAGAGCCGGCGGGTTACAGTACCTAAAGCTGGAGACGAGCGGTCTATAAGCGCAGGCAAGACCTCGAAGTTCGAGATACTCAAGCCGTTAAAAAAGAGTGTTTCAAATTTTAAGGAGATTGATTATGCCTGTAACTATAGACCAAGTAACAGCGCAACAATTTGGTAGGTCGATTTATCTCCTCTCGCAGCAAAAGGGGTCTAAATTTGCGAGCAAGGTTCGCAACGAATCCGTTGCCAATGCCGAAGCCGCTTATTTTGACACTCTTGCTTCAGATGAGGATACGTCTCAGAAAACAGGAAGGCATCAGGGAACACCTGAGACTGAGCCTAATTTTGGAAGGCGTAAGGTTGTTCCTTACCCTTGGACGAACAAAAAGGTTCTCGACAAGGAAGACCTCGACAGGATGGTTACTGACCCTACCAATATGGTGGTTCAGAATCAGGCCCATGCTCTTGGCAACAAGAAAGATGATTTAATTATCGCTGCGGCTTTGGGTGCTGCCCAAATCGGCAAGGCTGGTGCAACTTCGATTTCTTTTGCCGCAGACTCTCTGTCAATCAACGGAGATGGTACGGTAACGACTTTAGGAACTGCGGCCGCTCCTAACACGCAGACCAATATCTCGTTAGCGACTATCCTGACGATGATGCAGATATTCAACGAAGCCGATGTTGACCCTGATATACAGAAGTATTGGGCGGTATCTCCGCACGACCTGAAGGAAATGCTTGACATTCAGGAGTTGACGAGTTCCGATTACAATACGGTTCGCGCCCTTGTTAACGGCAAGGTTGAAAGTTTTGCGGGGTTTAATTTCTTCTGGAGTAACCGGTTGCAGACCGATACCACAGAATCCACTTGTTGGAGAACAATAGCATGGGCGGAGGATGGAATAATCCTCGCTTCCATTGGCGACATCGCTTCAAGGATACAGGAGGTCGAGCGGCTTGATTACGCTTGGACTATATTCTCGAAGATGGATTTGGGCGCCGTCAGAATGGAAGGTGCGAAAGTCCATGAATGCTTAACAAGCAAGGTTCACGTATAGAAAGGGGTGAGAACATATGCTTACTAACTACAATTTTGGTCCTTTAACACCTCCTGCGCTTCCGAGAGATGATGGACTTTACAATGCTAGCACAACGCAGCTTTTTGCTTGCGGCACAAGATGTATCACATGGGACGGAAGGGTTTACAAGTACTCTCGTGCTGTGGGAACATTAAACCCTGATATGGGGGTGAAGTGTTATGCAACGCAGAATTTGGCGTATGCTGCAATAGTTAAAGCCCAAACCGCAGGTACTACGGAAGTAAGTTGTACATTCGGCTCTGCCGATGGCTATGCCAATTCCGGCTTGGTCGTCAAGGACGAGCTTGCCGGTGGGTATTGTATCATATTTTCTGATACTGTGCCTTCTATGGGTCGTGGCATTATCGGCAACAGTGGCGTTGCGGCAGGTGGCGGAACGGGCATTATTTACGTTGACCAACCGTTTAACGAGAATATAGCCACAGCCACAAGTTACATCGAGGCAATGGGCAGTCCGTACTACGATGTTCGCCATGACGCAGATGGCACAAAGTCGGTAATCGGGCTTCCTCTTATTGCCGCGACAAGTGGTCAGTTCACTTGGCTACAGACGTGGGGTCCGTGTTGGATTGCTCCGCAGTCCGGAGTCGGCAATAGTGCATACGTCCGAAGCGTATATGCCAGACACGATGGTTCTCTTGACATTCGCGCCAATATAGGCACTTACGTCACTGACCAATGTGTAGGTTTTGTGCTTCAGAATGCACAGGCCGGAACGCAAGGCGCTCCGTTTATCATGTTGACGATTTCTGTTTAGTTTGTTCGAGGCAGGGGCGGTTAATCGCCGTCCCTGTCTTTTATGGAAATAGTTCCTGCTAATGTAAGTGAGAACGATTTGCGGGACGAAGTAAATTGCCGCACGTGCAAGGCGGGATATACTACCAGAGATGGTCTATCCCCGTACAAGACAAAGATTATGGGCTTCGCCATTGTTGGGAGAGCCAAGAAGAAATATGACAACAATTACAGAAAAATCTTTGGCCATGATTGAGGTGATTTATGCCCATTGAAACAATTTGTAGCAACTGTTTAGGAGATGATATATGGAATTGTCTGAAACAGATATATGCAATATGGCCTTGAAGCGTATCGGCGCAAAGGCGTTAACGGATTTGGAAGATGATACATCGGTCGAGGCATTACATTGCCAATTACAGTATCCGATAGTTAGGGATTCTCTTTTAGAGTCTTTTATCTGGCCTTTTGCGATTAAGAGAGAGACACTTGGCTTGTTATACACGTTAACTCTTGACAGTGGTGCTGCACCTGCCGACTTTTTAGCCGGTGCGGTTCTTACCGGCGCAACGAGCGGAAAGACCTGTACGGTAGTTAGTAAGGCTTCAAGTACCACTTATACGGTTTCAAAGACCACTACGGGCAATTTCACTGATGGAGAGGTGATTTCCGACGGTGTGAACAGTAGGGATTGCGGGGCGGGTTATCCAATCCTAACTGAACTGGAAGTACCGGAATTTCAGTATGGACATAATTATCCTCTTCCTCCTGACTTTTTGCGAAAAATAAAGGTTTTGGGCGATGGCAGATATAAACCGGATTACTCAATAGAAGGTCTGAGTTTACTTTCTAATCATATGCCGATAAATCTGGAATACGTAGCTTTTGTTAATGACACGGACGAGTTTCCGCCGTTGTTCGTTAAAATGTTGGTTTTATCTCTTGCCGTTGAACTGATAAGTCCTCTTGCCGGTGCTGGCAAGGAAGCGGAAAGATTAAGGACAAATGTATTGCAGGAGTTGGAATTGCTTAACAGGCGGGCAAGGTCGGTATATAGGTCTCAAGATAAGACCGGCGCAAGTAAGTGGAATAGTGCAAGATATGGTTCGGGGCTAATCTGATTATGGCCAATTTAGGAATAGTTACATTTGCTTCGGGCGAGTTAAGCCCGCATGTTGATGCCCGCAACGATACGGCGAAGTATCAGCGCGGATGTCGGCATTTGGATAATCTAATACCGCTTGTTTACGGCGTTGTAGAGAAAAGACCTGGAATGAGATTTGTGGCAAAAACGAAAGGTTCGGAGTAATGGCCAATTTGCCGATAGTGACGTTTAACGCTGGTGAGTTGAGTCCGAAGGTGGACGCAAGAAGCGATACCGAGAAATATCGGGCTGGATGCCGCAAGTTGGACAATCTCATTCCGAGAATATATGGTTCTGTAGAAAAAAGGCCTGGTGTAAGATATGTCGCCAAGAGCAAGTATTCCTGCGGCAGGGTATGGCGAAGAAAGCAAAACATCTCGGCTGTTTTGAATGAACCGACGGTTACAATGGGACATAATATTCGGGGTAGTGAGGATTTTAATAATATAGGATTAACCCTACATTCGCCGGTGGTTCAGATTGTTAATGGTGATGGCGGCGGCGGAGTTTACAAAGAAAATTGTGTATTCTGGCTTAAATGTGACGATAACGAAGCCAGTACAAATGTAATTGATTCTGGTATAAATGCGAACAATGGTACAGCTTCTGTTAATACTTCCGTCTTACATACAACTGGCAAGGTTGATGGTGGTTTTAATTTTGATGGTACATCTTCTATTGCAATAGAAGCCGGGACCATTTGTATGAATTCAAACTTCACCCTATCGTTCTGGTTTAAGATGCCCTTATCTGAAGTATATGGTCAATCTATATTTTCTATTCCAATTGTGGGCGGATTTGGGTTTTGGGGCGGATTTGGGTTGGAAATTATATACTCATATTATGATTATTTGGCGAAGAAGATGTTAATGATTTTCATGAACAACGCAACTGACTTTTATAATATACTTCCAGAGAATCAGGAGGATGTTTTTCAAAATTGGACGCATATTGTCTTTTCTAATATTTATCTTGGTCCTGGCGAGGGCGAGGACGGGGGATACTTGTGTGGAATAAGGAGATTTGTAAATTCATTTTGGATCGAAGGTGAGGATACTGTAAATGAACTTATATTATATCCTCCAAATTCTGGGGCAGGGACGCTTGGAAACAATTTTACAGGTTATTTAGATGATATTAGGTTTTACAATACAGCGTTAACACAGAGTCAAGTTAATACATTGTATAATAATGGTGCGGGAACAGATGGGTTGTTGTTTCCTGTGGAGATATAAATATGGCAAGTGGAATATATACCAATTTTAAAAAACTTCTGGCGACCAAAGGTGTAGATTTCTCATCTGATACTGTTAACGTTGCTCTATATGGTATTGGCCACGTTTTTAACGCTTCTGATACTACTTACACAACAGAAAACGAATTGCCGACTGCCGGAGGTTATGTTCGGGGCGGGATTGCTTTGGGGAATATGGTTGTGTCCACTGGAACAATAGAGACGACTATAAACTTGGACGCCGATAACCCATATTGGACAAATGCGACTTTTACATTTTACCACGCAGTATTTTATGACATAACTGCCGGAAATGCCTTGATATGTTCGATTGATTATGGTATGCAGAAAATTACAAACGGAACGGTTACGTTAGTCATTGACAGTTCTGGAATTATTTCATTGGTATAGTTATGGCTCATAAACTGGATAAAAATATCAGATTTACCAGTTCTGCAAGTCCGGCGGAATATAGTTTTGTTTGCGGAAACGGTACAACGGTTCTTTGCGTAGGTATTGTCGTTGCCGGCGTGACCGAGAGGGCGGGCGGTGCGCCTACTTACGACGGTACGGCATTGACGCAGGCAGACGAGACCCGCAAATATGTCACTGGTCCGGAAACGAGTTGTGAACTATGGTATCTGTTAGAACCTGATATAGGTGAGAATTTTACGCTTTCAATTCCGAATACCGGCACGGCAAATCTTTACGTTCAAATATCAAGTTATAAGGCCGGAGATGGATACACCAGCGTTCTTGATGTTGCTAATGGTGACACCGGTATTTCCTCAAATTCAACAGTAAGTGTTACAACTACTGCAAACGGTGATGTAATCGTTGCGGTTATGGGCAATGGCCGTACCAGTGTACCTACGGCTTGTAGTGGTACTTCTTTAAATATGACCGATAATGGAGAGTTTACGGATAATAACCAGTATTACATACAATCGACGAGCGGGGCAATGGCGATGTCTTGGACTATTGCTGCGGACGATTGGTGTGTATGTACAGTAGCGTTTAAGCGTGAGTCGGTAAATCCGCCGGTTCAGGCGGCGCATCCCGTCCGGTTAGTGCCGTTTGTGTACTCGAAAGATATAGCGTATATGCTTGAATTTGGAAATATGTATATCAGGTTCTTTTATGACAAAAAGCCATTGTTGGACCAAGCTGGAGATATAATAGAAATAGATACGCCTTACAGCTACGAATATTTGAAAGAATTACAAATAGAGCAGATGGCGGACGTGATGTGGATAGTACACGGCAAATATCCGTCGATGAAATTATCCCGCGAGACGGCTTATCGGTTTATCCTTGAGGAGATAGAGTTCAAGAACGGGCCTTTCCTTCTTCGTAATGACCTGATAGACCCTGAAAACCTGAACAGTTCAAGTATGATCTGTTCGGTAACTGCCCGCGACGCTACCGGAACACTGACTTGTTCGGAGAGTTACTTTGAGGATGGGCACATCGGCTCTTTATTTAAATTGACGCAGAGGCGGGCGGTTAATGAATCTTCCGGAAAGTTTAAAAAAGGCCAAGCTGCGTTGCCGTATGTTTTTGTGCCAGCTATAGACGTTAAAGGAACTTGGACTTTCACTTCTCATTCATTTTGGACTGGTACGATAAAGATTGAACGAAGCGAAAACAGTGGCCCTTGGGACGTGTTCAAGACTTACGAGTCTGAAAAAGACAGCAACGTCCAGCAGGCATTTACCGAAGATGCCGATAACGTCCAATATCGAGTTTCCGTTACGGCATTTACTTCGGGCACTATAAGGGCTGAAATAACGCTCGATACTGGTACACAGGACGGGATTGTAAGGGTTTTATCCATAGTAAACTCTAACATTGTCAATATCGTGGTTATCGCCAAACTGGCTTCCAGTAAAGATACTACTCGAAGATGGGCTGAAGGCGCGTGGAATTACAAGCGGGGATTTCCTTCGGCGATAACATTCTTTGAAGGCAGATGTATTTACGGCGGAACGTATTATGATCCGCAGGCAATATGGTTTTCCGGTTCTGACAAGTATGAGGATTTTGAGGAAGATGTCAAGGACGGAGATTCGTTCAGTCTTGCCTTATCTGGGCAGAACAGAATACAATGGTTGAATGGCATAGAATCTCTTGGTGTCGGTACAGTAGGAAGTGAATGGCGGGCGATGAGTACGAAGTTAGACCAGCCGCTTACTCCGACAAATACGAGTGTTAAAGAACAAACTTTTTTTGGCAGTTCGGCTATCCAGTCGGTAAAGGCGGAAGAGGCGATATTATTCGTTGATGCCGTTGGCCGGAAGGTTAGGGAGTTTGCCTTTGTCGGCGGTGCGGACCAGAAGTTTAAATCGCCGGATATGAACTCTCTTGCCGAGCATATAACCTTATCTGGCATAGTTAGTATAGCATTCCAGAGGAATCCAGACTCGATTTTATGGTGCTGTTTAGGAAATGGCAAACTGATAGGTCTGGTCTATAACAGATCGGAAGATGTGATAGCGTGGTTTAACTGCCCGACTGATGGCTTTGTGGAGTCTGTGGCCATTATTCCGGGCGCAGATGAAGATGAAGTATGGATTGCCGGAGTGCGCAAGATAGGCGATATTGACATTGAGTTTATAGAAGTAATGTCGCAGAGATACTACGGCGAAAGTCTTGAAGATGCTTTCTTTGTCGATTGCGGAGTAACTCTTACATCGCAATCGCCGGTTAATGTTATACCCTACCTTGACCATTTAGTCGGTGCTACGGTATCGGTTTTGGCTGACGGCGTGGTGTACGAAGGTCTTGAGGTAAGCGACGAAGGCGAAGTTACCTTACCGGAAGGCGTGTTGGTATCGAAAGTACATGTCGGGTTGCCGTACAGTTACAAACTTGAGCCGATGAGATTGGATATGAATATTGCCGCAGAGACTACAAAAGGTAGCATCAAGAAGATTGCCGAGATTGTTATTAGTTTCCTGAACTCACTTGGCGTTAAATATGGCTCATCTGATGCAGAGCAGTTTGACGTGGGAATCGAGGAGACGGACCCTCCTGCGACCTATACCGGCGATAAAGTGTTGGCCTTTGACGGCGGGTTTAATACGGAAGACCCGATAATAATAACAGGCGATAAGCCGCTGCCTTGCACTATCAGGGCGATAGTGGCAAGAACTGAAAAGACTGGAAGGTAGTTTATGACGGTAGAAGTTAGAAAATTAGTTCAGTCTGATATAGACTATGTTCGGCAGAATCCTCTTGAGGATCAAGTAAAGAGTTATCCTTATCTTGAGGCTACTGAATATTGTTATACCGGCCTTATAAATGGCGATATTATAGGTGTGGGCGGCGTGCGGATATTCTGGGAAGGCGTGGGTGAGGGTTGGCTAATATTCACAAAAGACGTCACTAAACATGGAACAAAGTTAATGCTGTGTTTAAGACGGATGAGGGAAAAAACGATAGCAGATCACAAATTAAGGCGGTTTCAGGCTATCGTCCGACAGGATTTTCCGAAAGCGCAGAAAATGCTTGAGTCGCTTGGCTTTGTTGCGGAAGGGATTATGGAACAATATCTTCCGGACGGTACTGCGGCAATAATGTATGCTTGGGTTACAAAAAAAGAGGAGGTTAAAAATGGATCGTCAGTGGATAATAGAGAAGTCGTTTCCTGATGTTGTTTTTAAGAGAAGCGGAGATAGAGTCTATCCCATGCACTCTCGATACCGATTTGACCCGATATTTACGCCGATAGGACTGGCGATGATGGGCAGTGCCGGTGCCGGTGCCACTGCCGCTACCGTATCTACCGTAGGTATGATGACTGTAGGAACTGCAATTGGCGTAACCGGTGGTGTTATTTCTGCCATTTCCTCTCAGCAGCAGGGCAAGGCAATGGGAGTACAGATGGATTATCAGGCCGATATGGAAAAACAGAGAGCCGATATAGAATCGCAGAAGATGTTATATTCCCAGAAACTTCAGGCGGAGGAATCTGAGAGATATGCTTCTTCAATGCTTGCCGGTTCTGCCGCAGGCGGCGCGAAACCTTCTGAAGGCAGTGAACTAATGAAGGCGGGCGTTCAGGCGGCGCAGGCACAGAGGGAAAATCTTATGATGGGCTGGGAGGCGCAGACAGGCCAGACTATGGCTGAAAGTGCTGCACGAGGTTATCGTATGCAGGGCGATATATACCGCACAAAAGGGAGAAATGAAGCTTTTGGTTCTTATATGGGCGCGGGAGGCACATTACTTACCGGCTTTAGTAAAATACGAGAGAGGTAAGAATTACCTCTCTCCGTTGGGATAAGGAGTGTAAACAATCGCAAACTTACCGATAAAATATTCAACATACGTACCTAATCCGGCGTTGCCGCATGTCAGGCCGCTTGACGTAGATACCGGCCAGCAGGCGATTGCGGGCGGGATTAGCAAACTCGGCGAGGCGTTGTTTGGAGTAGGACAAAAACTGAAAGAGCAGGATGATTTTATCGAATTGTCCAAACTTAAACGGATGGATGAAGAAAAGATGTTTGGCGATTTTCAGTTATTTTCTCTGACTTCAGACCCCGATAATCGCAAGGAAGTAATGGATAAATCGTTTGCTGATAGAGAAAATCTGTATTCCTTTAGAGGCAGTCAGTCAGTCAGCAATGCTTTTGTTGCACACCGGAATAATACTTCGGCCAAATGGCTTGAACAATTTGCACTTAAAGATATTGAGTTAAGGCAAAAAAACACAATGGATAGCGCCAAGAAAGAGATAGATAGCAATTTGGAACTTGGCACTCCTGAGAGTCTTTTGGAGGCGGCAAAGATATACGCAAATCTTTCCAGCAATAATTTTATAACACCGACAGAAGCTGAACAGAGGGTAAATGAATTACAGATTACGAGCAAATTTGTGCAAGCAAGAAAATTAGCGCCTTCTGACCCGCAGAAGGCAATGGATATGATGGAACAGGTCGATGTAAAAAATCTTACTGAACGGCAGATTAAATTAAGAGAAGAAGTCATAAATGACATTAAATTCAATATGAATGTCTTAGGGGAATCAGGAGATAAATTTATACGTTATGCCGTTTTGGAGCGGGATAAGTATCGGGATCGGTCGTTGGCGGAGAAAAATCAAAAGGCAGATGAGATTATAGGCAACATAAGTAAAACTTTAACCGGCAAGGCACTTGAGACTGAAATCGAAAAAACGAGACTATGGGTTAGTGGTGAAGCTGGAGAGAGACACCCAATATTGGAATCTAAATATCAATCTATGGTCAATAATATTGGGCGTGGAACTGTTACCAAAAAACAGTTGGAAACTGAAGTTACAAACGCGACAAGACTACCCCAATCAGATCCTAATGCCTTATCGGATTCAGAAGCAGCAAGTATTTTGAATGCGGCAGATAAAGAAGTTAAAACATCGCAGTCGCAAGCTCTTGCCGGTGCGGATGAAATGGCGGGCAGGGCTCTGGTGGATTATCGAACAGAGACAGATTATACTATGGCGTTTATGGCTGCAAAAGGCGAAGAGCAGAAAAAGTTAACCGATAAACGCAAACTCCAGTTTGAAATACTTAATCAGTATAATAAAGAAATGCGGGATTTCTTTATTGACAATCCGACGGCTAACCAAAAAGAATTTGAAAAGTTTAGAGACGGCAAGAGATATGAATATATAAACAACAGGGCAAAATTAGAAGAAAGCATTGCGACCAATATAGAAACATATGATCCCAAAGTTAATCTTGGGCGCAAACAGGGGGAATCTATTGTGGAATATCACAAAAGAGTAGGACGGTAATGAATATACAAGAATTAAAAACGGCAGGTTTTAGTGAGGAAGAAATAGGGGAGTATGTCTCCAGCGAAAGGAATACTCTGCTACAGGACGGATTTACCGATTTTGAAATTAACGATTATTATGGTATCGACGGTAATTATCCTGAGTATAAAAACATATCAACCAGTGATGATATTTCAAAAAGAACAGGTCAAATATGGGATAAGGGGCAGGAGTTGAATATACCTACCGATACTGTGCGCGAGAACTATGACGATATATTCCCAGACCCTGCCGATGTGACCTTGCAAAAATCACCGGATGAAGAATTTGTGCCGATGGAGTTTCGTCCCGCACCGGAACATGATGACTTGGCTGAAAGAATATTCGGCTATGAATCCTCTGCTAAACCGGAAGATTACTGGTCTATGAATCCCATTAAACGTGCTGCATTTGACGTGTATATGGCAACTCGACATTTACTTACCAGAACCGGCGGCATGGCGGCAAGGACAGCGGGTGTAGCAAACACAAAAGATGTATTGGACTTGTACAATAAGGAGATGGTAAACAATCCGAAATGGTATCAAAATTCACCTGAAGTACTTGGTTTTGTCGGCGAACAAGTAGCGGAATATTATATACTGAGAGGTCTGTGGAATGTTACCAGATTGGGGAGATTATTTACTTGGGGCCGCACTGCTACCACAAAACTTGTTGCACCTTTTTTGTGGAGAGAACTCACTGCCATAGGCGGTACGGA